ATCTTTTTGAAGGTATTATTATGAGATTTCAGATCACAATGAACATGCCATCGCGCAGTGGTAATTCAGTCCACCAGATTATTGGTGAGCATCGGGCACAAAGCTTGGAAGAATTGACCCGCGAATTGAGCGATTCTGATTTTATCATTGTCGATGAGATCTATAAGGACAACGAAGCCGTCAGGGGATCTGGCAACTTTTACAGTGTTGGTAAAATTGCCCTCAACCCACTGTTTATTGGCAAGGTTAAGGTTCTTCAGTCATGACATCACTTAAAGATTTTAAATGCGGCCATGGCACTCTTCTGACCATGCTTTGCGACGAATGCATTGCCGTTTCAGACATGGTTAACCAACCGGCGCATTATAAGGTGGGAGGCATTGAAGCTATTGACTACATTCAGGCCAAGCTAACCGGCGAAGAGTTTTCCGGATACTGCAAAGGCAATGCCCTAAAATACATCAGCCGCGCCAATCATAAGGAAGACGCGAACGAAGATTTGCGCAAAGCGATTTGGTATTTGGAACGGGCCGTCAGTCTATAATATTCAACATTTCAGTCGTTACCATTACACGGCCAACAGCGCCGTACTTTTTATGGTACGTTATAGCCCATGCAGCACGATCAGCAATCCATCCGCCACGCGCTGCATAAGCATCTCTGGCACTAAGTGTAGGGTGTTGTATAATTGTCACACCATTATATTCTTTTTCATCACGATGATGTCGGTGCCCGCACGAAATTTCACGATGCTTAGTCCGGCCCCATGCTTCAGGGAATTGAGCGGCAAATAGAAGCGGTAGGCTTTCGTTCTTGACCTTGTGCCCGTGGTGAACGCCCAGCATCGTGCTACCCCATTCAAACACATAGAATGGCAAAACGCTGTCATTGACAGTCACGCGAGGTTCTTCTTCGTAATGCACCGCGAACAGGTCGGCCAGCCATCCGGCGCTCTCCTCGTCGTGATTGCCTTCAGCTATAATTAGATAGACTTCCTGATGGCGCTGCAAACATATCGCCATCAGTGAGCGGATGATGCGGATTGCGGCACGGCGGATTTTTGGGAAACGGCTGTCTGCGTCCAACACATGTTTAGAGGCTGGCGTCACAGGCGTCTTGCCGTCAGTGTGCAGGAAGTCACCTTGGATATTGAGCACTGCTGTGTGTGCGTTGGGGCTTTGATTGACCATCTGTACCAGCGCAGCAATGATGGTTTTTTCTGCGATGGATATGTTCCAATCGCTCCCGCCTTCTTTATGCCATGCCAGCATCCCAAGATGGTAATCGGTAAACGTGTATAGGTTGCACAGATGCTCCTCAGAAGCCGCTGGAGCAGCAATAGCAGCCGCTGGCTCTATTTGATCCTTGAAGCCCGCAACTGTCTCACGCATGGCTTCTATGAGCGCTTCATGCGTTAGTGAAGCCTTTACCCATTGACCAGATGGTTTGCCTTCAGAATTATAGTATGTTGACACGCCCTTGGTGACATAGCCCTGCGGCACTGGCCGGGTGAAATCATGCTCTGGCGCGTACCCGTGCATTGCTGCTTTTTTCTTGACTGCAATGTAGGCATCGCTTGCCGCACCGACATTGATACCTAATGAAATGGACGCAGCTTTGGCGCTTCCATGTAGGTTGACTGCTTCAAGCACCTCGCGCTGGCGAGGCGTAGCGTATGCAAACAACGCTTCGTCTATTTTTAATGGGAAAGCCATTTACTTGCCTTTCGGACAATCATCCTCGCAAAGACAAATAAATACGCTATTATGGAGCTCGACTTCTGCTACCGTTTCAGGCGTGTCTTGCTTTGCGTCATAGGTGATAGGTTTCGCAATAGCGCAATAGCTATTTACGGGAACGGTCGAAACGGTCGCGCAGCCGTTCAGTGCGCTCAGGATCAGGGATGCTGACAGCAGCCTCGCCCAACTCAATTTGCCTATTGATGGCATCGTTTTGCTCCTTGATAGTTTCCTGACGCCCCTGCCGCTTCCAACGATATTCCCCCCAAGCACCCAACAGCTTGTTCAGAACACCCAGCAAGAGCGTCAGGAACTTCATTATTCAGCTACATCTGCGGGTGATTCAGACAGCAACATAGCAGCTAGTCCAGCCAAGCCAGCTAGTGCAGTAGATACCGTTGCCCATTCTGCATCAGACAGGCCAAGGGCCAGAGCAACGCCAGCAAGACCGGCATATGTGCTAGGCTCTTTTAAACGGCTAACTAACCAAGATACAATCTTCATTTCATTTCTCCTTTGGATAAAAGGCCCAAGGCAGTTCCCAATGCGGGCCGTCCTTGAACTGACGCCAATCACCACCCCACTGGAGCGGTATTTTCTCTTCTGCCGCAGCAGCTTTCACAACCTTAGCTAATCGATTGTATAGCGGCCAGTCCCACGATATTTTGCCGCCAATCATAGGTGCCAGATCGACTGCATGGCCTGTCAGGTGGCGCGAGTTCATGGTCTTTGTGGCCTTCTGCGCAAAAAGCTGCTTCTGCCGCTCAACCGTGCGCAATCCTTCCAAAACGGTAAAGTCAAGGTCGGATATTGAGGCGGCGGTCTTGACGATGCGCACAAGGTCAGGGTGGACGCCCTCAAGGCGTGTTAATGATCGTGGGCCAAGTATAATGCTCATGTCAGTTCATCTTCAAAATAATGCCAATTAGCAGCATGATGATTGCGCCAGCAACTGTAATGCTAACATTTTCAAGGCGCTTAATACGCAGTATGGTTTCTGTCCAGCGTTCAGCGCAGACGGCTTCATGCGTGGTCAAGCGCAAATTTATCTCATCATCAACCATCTGTCTTCCTTAAAATTATCAAGTCTGCGGAGCCTGAAACAGTTATATCTACTGCTCTTGGTCCAAAATACAAACCCTGTGTAGCAGTTTTACCATCAGCGGTCACCTCGCCTTGGGCCACGGCAAAGCCCCAGCCAGCAGGCAGGGTGTAGTCACCAGCTACATTTACATGCTGGGCCTCATAGGTGCCCTCAACTTTGTAAGACACACATAGCCATGAAGCGCCGCTATCGCCCGCCGTAACGATCATTGGGTAAAGTTTATTTTTAGGTGAAATTTCAAATAAGCCACCATTGCATGGTGTGAGAAAATCACCTTCTTTATTTCGCAAAGAATTATACACCGTATTCCCTTGAAATACGAAACCAGCGATGCATGTGCTGTGAGCAACGGGGGAGTCAAATTTCTCGTTGGGATCAAGATAAACTAGATCGACATTAAACATCGGATAGCGGCGACAAAGATCACGCATCAGAGGGGCTCCATCTCGTTGTGGGTTTCCACATAAATGTTGGCTTCGGGGCTGTCATAAATTTCAACAACGGGCTCTGTTCCAAGTGTTGGCTCTAAGTTAGCAGTTTCTTCAGCCATATTCTCGTCCTTTAAGTCATTATAATTGGTATTGGGTCACCGACTGTTGTCCCAAATAGTGTAGCCGCAGGCGATGAAGTTAGGCTGATTTCGAAACTCGTCCAATTATTGCCGCCGTCATAGACTGGGGAGTTTAAGGTACCAACAACGGTCGTGCCGTTCACTTTTAGTGTATTAAAGAACCCAGCAGGTGTTCTTCTGTCACCTTGAAAATAAACAAAATAGGAACTTGCATTGCCGATAGTTGTACCCCTTGAGTACACGGCTACGATTGTCACACCTTTGAAAGTCGCTCCTGTTGGGGTTATGGAGCCGGGAGTGCCTTGAATACTGCTGATCAGAAACCCATAATCGTCTATGTTTACCTTACCATTTAACTCACTTTTGCCGACATTGACAATATATGAGCCGTCACTCCCAGAACCTAACAGTGCCATCTGGATACCGCTCATTATGATAAACCTCCCCCAGAGATAACCCACGTAGTCGCGGCCACTTTGAGAATTGTTGCTATACCACGTTGAGCAAGGGTGCGTGAGCCAGTGGTGGCTGTACCCGCAAGATACATGGTATCTGTCGTAATGCTGATAGTCTGGCTGCTGGCGCTGTCGTTGTAAACGCTTATGGCAGAGCCAATCGGGAACGCAATAGAGCTGTTTGCTGGGACTACAACGCCGCCAGTGGTAATGCTGATGTGCTTGCCCGCATCAGAAAGCGCAAGAGTGTATGATGCCGTCTGAGCATTCTGTGGCAACCCGCGATAGCCAATGGTGTTGGCTGCAATTGTACCAGTAGCCGTAATTGTAATGTCTTGGTCAAGCGCAGTAATGTCAGTATTTGCACCCGAAGCCGCCGCACCAATTTCTGCAAGGGTCCACGCTACGTTGGCTGATCCATTAAACGTCTTGCCAGTGGAGCCAATAGTTAAGGTACGGGCCGTAGTCAATGTAGCCGCGCTACCTGTTGTATTCTGGTTGAGCGTTGGGAATGTGCAGTTTGTCAGTGTACCCGACGATGGCGTGCCCAGTGCGCCGCCCGGAACAAGGTAGTCCGTACCAGCAACAGCCGCTGATATTGCAGTACCATTACCTTTTAAGACGCCTGTAATGGTGGTTGTGAGCGTTATGGCAGGAGTTGAATTAGCGTTTGCTACTGTACCCGCAAACCCGTTAGCAGAAGTGACGGATACTATACTAACAGTTCCGGTGCTTGTTCCTACAGCAGCACCATTAACAAACAAACCAGTTGCGTTGATCGTACCTGCACCCTGTGCGCCGCCAGTTGGCGCACCGACTAGTGTACCCGTCGTTGGGTTAAACGTAAGGCTACCAGTCGGGCTGATGGATGTAATATCAGTGTTTGCTCCCGAAGCCGCAGCGGCAAGCGCAGTGCGCGCCAAGGGCGCTGTGGTTTGGCCAGTGCCACCATTGGCAATAGAGACAGTCCCTGTCAGCTTTGAGGTAGCAAGCGATGTAATCCACGCCGGATCAGCGTAGGTGGAACTAATCAGCGCGGCATTGGTTGTACCTAAGCCAATATTGGTGCCGTCAGAAATCACCGCGATTGTGTAGCCCCGTGGGAGGGTAACAGTGCTGCCACCACCCGCCGAAGAAAAGAGTACGGAAAATGCCCCAGACGTATTGTTGAAGATGTAAAAAAATCCACCAACTCCTGCCGGTAGCTGGTAATTTACGTTCGCAGTTAATGCCCCGTTGATAGTTATGATCGGCGGTCGGTATTGTGCCGCTGTAAGCACAACTGTTCCAGATGCGCCAACAGCATTTATGATTGTCGTTCCACCAAAAGCCTTATCAATAATGTCCCAGTCGTCATTGACCGGAGCCGACCATGTGTTGTTATAGTCGCCGTTTGCAGGCTTTTCGATTCTCTTGTTGGGGGTATACGAACTGACCATGGTTAATTCCTTAAATAGCTTTTTGCGCGACAGCTAAGGCACTTGCTATAGCATCATCGCGTTCATTAAGAAGGGGCTCCGTTGCCTTGTTCGAAACCTTCTTAGCCATTTTTGCCTTATTCATCAATGCCTGAATAAGCGGTTCGATCCCGCCAACCTTGCCGCCAGCCCTGTACGCAGCACGACCGCCACGGGCTTGGGGTTGGGGTGGTGGACCCAATAGCTTTTCAGCTATAGATAGGTTTTCGTCTTCTAAAATCGCATTTGCCGCTGAATCATTCTGGGCAGTTTGCTTTGTATCATTGTAGCCAGATAGAAGGCCGGATGTGCGAAGTGGGGCGTTGATAGCCGCCTGAGGTATGCTTACTGAGTAATTTGGGGCACCACCAAGTTCATTACGCAATAGGCCAAGATCCTTTACCCCTTGGCTAACCGCCCCACTGCCAAATGCCCCGCTTCCAGTAAGGTAGCCAAGCGAGGGGTCGATAGTGTTGCCAAGAAGGAACCCGGAAATACCCCTAATGACTGGTTTTGCCCTTTCATAAACTCGACGAACTGGATTTGTGACACCTTCCAAATCGGCAACAAGCTGGAAAGGCTCCCTTTGCGGAATTGCATTGGGATCAGTGGCGGCTCGCGCTGCCATGCTGCGCTCAAAAAAGTTTGTTTCGTCAGGGTTAAGAACATTGCGACCACTGTAAGTGCCATGGTACGCCGCAAGATCTTGCGGTGAAGCACCGGGTCTACCGTATCCTGTACGAAGATAATCTGGGACCAAGCTTGGGTTAGTCATAAGACCACGATTAGGGTCTGTAAGGACATCTATAAGGGCATTAGGATCTGAATAAGATGGTGTAACGCCATTTTCGCCTACAAACTTACCCTTAAAAACATCACCAACATAGGTGGCCGCATCAGGCTCACTTGAAAAAACAAATTTCCCAGTTGCAGGATCGCGCTGCGTAAGATCAAATGTTCTTTGTGCTGCTGTCCGCACGACATCATTTGCAGGCGTTGGCGGAGCATCAATCCCATTCTGACGCCAGTTGCGGAATTGCTGACGCGCATCTGTAAGGTGACCAACGGCCTGCCTTACGTTGGGGCCATTGTGTGTGGGAGCCATGGCAATTGCAGTATTATCCAATGCATCAATTTGAGCCATGGTAGCGTTGTAATCACCCATATTGCCGCTTTTATAAGCTTTTTGTGCAACTGCGTTTAAACGCTTACGCTCAACTTCCAAACTTTGAAGATTGAGCATGTTGCGGGGCGGCGACTGACCAGCCGCGATTTCCGCAGAGTAGGTTTGGTTAAGAAAATCAGCAGTACTTCGATTTGCAGGATTACTGCGAAAAGATTGACTGCCAAAATCTGGCCTCCAATTGCGATCCGCAGGATTATAAATATACTCTCCCGGCAAACCGGGCACTGAACCTTTGAGCGGCTCGACAGTGTGGCCGTACCCAGCAATGTTTTTTGCTGAACTGTCAAAAGCTACTGACGCATTTGGATATAGATTTGAGTTTTGCGCTACATCTTGTGCGCTCAAGCCATGTTGGCGCAGCGCAGCATCATATTCCTGCTGAAACTTTGTCACAAAAGCATTGGGGTCAGTGTAAACACCGCCACCTTCAGATGCTACAGCTTGATCATATGACTGCTGATATGCATTACGCTTTGCAAGATCAGCGGCAATGAAATCATCAGCGATATTTTGGTGCGTTAATGGGTTCGCCCCCTGACCGCCCAAGTTTTCGCTAAGGTAATTGCCCAATTGGGTGTCAGTTGAAGTCCGCGCCGCTGTTTCACGACCGCTAGAAAGAAAACCGCTTTGCCCTATACCTTTATTTTGCTGAATAATACCCGGTGGCTCGTTTGTAGCCGTTGAGCGGGTTACGCCCATGGCATCATTGTTGTTTCTGGCAGCAGTACCAGCTAATCCGCCGCCTTCTGGCGCTGCGGTGCGGATGGCACCCTCAGCCAAAATAGCATCCGTAATGCCCTTACCCTTACGATTGACCGTCTGATCAATTACGCCGCCAATATACGGGGGAACATAGTTCTCGCGCTTAAAGCCGCGCCCTTGGGCTTCAAGCGTGTCAAATGCTGCATTAGCTTCCTTTGAAAATGGGTTTGTAAACCTATCGCCAGTTTCCAATTGAAACTGTTCCCAAATGTTTCTTTGCGTTGGTATCGATTTAATTTCCTCAGCAGTGGCACCATAATCAATAAGCTCCTGCTCTTTAGCTTTGGAAAAAGCGCCCCACTCACGGGTAAATTCAGGGCTGTATATGCTGGCCTTAAATGGTGCTATTTTGCGCGCAAGATTAACACCACCAACTATTGCCTTACCGGCTACGTTACCAACTATAGGTGTTACGGGGTCAAGGCCCTTACCGGTTAATTTTAAAGCTTTGCCGGTTAAATCAAGACCGCCTCGCACCACTTGCCCAGCCTTGCTGGCGGCGGCAGTCTTAACTACATCACCTGCAACGGTACCAAAGTTACGAACCGCCTGCATGGCTGAGGAGGTGCCTGAAAATGGAGCGGAAGTTATATTTTTAAGGCGCGAAAGATTTTGGACAAGTGACAAGCCATTTTCAAGGCCAGATAGCTTAGCCACACCCGCAGCCGCCTTCGCGAACCCAGCGCCACCACCAACAAAAAGTGATCCAACTTCAGCAGGATGCTGAGTAAGATCCCGCGCAAATCCATTCCAATCAAACGACAATTCTTTGGTTTCTGGATTATATACCCCGTAAAGGGACAAGGCCATTTTGTAGTTTTGAAGGTCTTTTTCGCGCTGCGCTGTGGCTTGCTTTAGGTCCATGGTCCTATGCATTGCCCCGGAAACGGAAAGAAGCATGGGATTGCCATACATTTTAGGAAAAACTTCAGCAAAAAATGTTTGCCGATATTGCTCAGGTGTCATGCCAGCAGCAAAAGAACCGCGCTTTAAAGAGTCAAGAAATGAAATCGCTTGCGGTAGATCTTTAAGTCCTTTTACGGTATCACGCGCAACTTCAAGCGGATGCCAGTTGTGAATGACATTAAACGCGCCCTCATTAAAGCCATGAAGGGGTGGGGACTCTTGGGTGCGGTATCCATATTTGGGATCGATAAGGGAATTGCGTACTTCAATTTCTATAGGTTGCCCGTCAGGGCCAAGGACAGGCTCCCCATTTTCATCTACCTTGACCTCTTTAAACGGCACACGCTCAGAGGGTTTGGCTTGTATAAAATTCTTAACCATGTCCACAGCGCCAAGCAGGCCCTGAGCATCTTGCTGTTCCGCAGTTCCGATTGTTGGTGCGTCATTTTTAGCCATTATGCTATCACCTTACCGTTTCAATGGTCTTTTTGCCATGTTTCCATTGGCGTCCCGATAATAAACCATAGTGCCATTTGGAATGCTGCGATCACTTACTGCCGCCTCATATGACGGGGCAATGACCATTGGGTTTTGAGGTGTGCTATTGGGGTGCTTCCTAATGCCAGATGCACTGGGTGCGGATGCTGCCGGTGCCGCTGCCGGAGCAGCCGCTGCCGGAGCCGCTTCCGGCGTAATGGCTCGGTTGATCTTTGGAGTAGCTGTTGGGCGCATTGACTGCGATGCCCTGTCGGATTGCTGCTGAGCAGTGCTAATGGTGCTATCAAGAGCCCCGACAACCGCTTGAATAGCCGCCGGAGTATTTTCAACACTAAGGGCAGCAGACATATTTCCGGGCAGTAGGGCTGCAAGAGCAGCTTGTTTCTGCGCGGCAGTCTGGCCATTGCCAACAACTTCTGGGGAAGCACCAAGAGCCAAAGCGGCGCTGGCAAGTCTGTTCCAGAATGTTGTTGTTGTACCACCCGTAAGACCTCCACTTGCAATAATTTTTTGGTATTCCTTAACCACAGGGATAAGCGGTTGAAGTTCCAATAGACGATCTTGCGCCCTGCTGTATGTTTCAAGGTTTGCAGTTCCGATATTATTAACACTGGTGCCAAATGATGCCAGCTTGGAATCAGCTATTGCGCTCAATGCATCATTGTAAATTTTATCGTTGGCTGTGAAAGTTCTTGTAGCATTTTCCAACCTTTGCCCAGCCAAAACAACATCTTCTGGTGCAGCAAATGGGCTACCAGCCAAGCGCTTTTGCTTCTCCATTTCAGCCTCTGCTTGAGCGCGGGCATTGAAAGCTTCAGCAACGGTTGGGTTGGCGTTAGCCCCAGCTATAATAGCTTCGACACTATCGTTGCCGGGGGCAACGGTAGACTTAAATTTGAGTGTTTTTGGCGCAGCATTATCTTGGGCAAATAATGGAGCATTTTTAGGAGTGCGTGGGAAAAACTGCATATTTCCCGTTGTCATTTCCTGCAACATTGCCATCCTTTCACCGGGCGTGAGTAGAATGGTTTCGCCTCCGGGAGGTGTGTAAAGGAAATTCTTACCATCATCCGAAAGGCGGAAGAATCGGTCGGCCAGCATCTTAGCAACCTCAGCCTGCTTAGCGGCGGCGGCTTGGCGTATAGGAAGCTGCTTGTTGCGCTCATTGGATAAGTTTTGATACGATTGCGCACCAGCACCAAGGCCAGTTGCAAGCGCAACGCCAAGGCTGCGTGTAGGCGCGGTGCCCATTGCAGCAATGCCGGTCAACAATGGGATGATTGAGCCAGCAGATCCGCGCTTAATGCCTTTGAAAAATGGTTCCGACATGTAGTCGTAATTAAATGGCGCGATTGAACCTCCTTCAAGGCTGATGGGCTGTTGCTTCCCGCGACCATAAATAGTTTCACGCATGGTAGGTTGCGGCTCGCCGCGAGGGTCTGCCTTGGCTGTCTGCGCGTTTACCACAATATCTTCTGGTGGCGCAACACCAGTGGCGTCAGGGTTGGTAGATGCTGGCGGAACGGTAACAGTAGTAGTGGCGCTTGGCCCCGCTGCTGCAACGCCTTTAGCGGGAGCTTCCGCAGCAGCTTTTTCCTCTTCTGCAATGCGCTTCTTTTCTTCAAAATCAATTTGTTCTTGCTGCGAAGCTGAAGGCACAACAGTGCCCGCAGTTTGATAACCATCACGCCCCGCAAGGCCACCAGCGGCAAAATGATCTGCATTTCCTCTTTGCGTAAAGTGCGACAAAGCCCGCTGTCCGCCTTCAACCATCGTCTGAGCATTAGCTACCAACGGAATGGCGCTCATGGGTACACGGTCGTGGACGCCAACCCCAGCCATTTTGGCAATGGAATTTGCGTATGCAACAGGGTTATTGCCCTTTTCTTTGGGCGGTGCCCAGCGGTGGGCAATCTCCCACGGCGTATCATAACCGCGATTGATATAGCTGCGGATGAGGGCCATCTGCGCTGCACGACCGGCTTGCGGCGCATTAAAAATAGCAAAGCGTCCATCACTGCCAGCGTACCCCGGCATGCTTTTGGCTAAGCTGCCGTCTTCAATGTTGCCGGGATTATTGTTACGGACAGAGCGCGGGCCTGAACCGCGATTAACATTGGGAATTATGCGTGGCGGAGCCTTTGTAGCCGCTGCAAGACCCATGCCATGCGGAGCATTCTTGCGGGCTTCCATTTCTTTGCGGAATTCTTCGCCAGATGCGGCGAGTCCATTAGCCTGCTGCGGCGCAGCCTCAGGCTTGCTACGCAATAGCGACTCAAATTGGCTATCGCTGCCAGCGATAAGATCCTCAGGATCTAGGTTAAAATCGAAACCCTGTTCATTTTGATCAGGACCTGCCATTTCAGCGCCCATAAGACCACCGCCCTCAGGCTCACCACCCATGGCAAAATGGCCACGATGCGCAGCCGCTGACGTTGCCTTGTCGTAGTCTACAGTTTTGTACTTGCCAGCCAAGCCAACAGCATGTGGCTTATGGTCTTCGACCTCTTGGGCAATCAAACCAATCTGGGTGCGAGGATCGCCCTTGTAATTGAAGCTATGGACAATCTGACCGTCAAACAGCTTGCCAACGGGTTTGATGTTTTCCTTCATGCGTTCGTCGGAGAATAACGATGCCACAGTACCCGCAATTTTGGCAATTTTGCCAATCTTATCGACCCCGCTTTCGGGCTTACCGGGCATCTCCCCAGCAGTTGGAAGCTGGTAAGTTTTATCTAAGCTGTCTTCCTCAGGAATGTCCAGACCGTGACCACCATAAGGCGTACCGCCGGTCGAAAAGAGCCCAATCTTTTTACCAAATTTGCCTAATTTCATTCCTGTGTCGGCAATATTTGCGACCTTATTAAGCTTATCAAGGCCACTTTGCTGGCCCGGAAGAGCGCCAGCCGTCATTGGGCTACCTGAGCCCGCAGCAAGGCCAGAATCAGGAATATCTAAACCCTGACCGCTATATGGTATACCGCCGCCAAGGGCTTTGAACAAATATTCATCTTGGTCTTTTTGAGCTTTTTCAGCTTCAGATAAAGCGCTTATGTCTTTTGATGTGCCTTTTGAAATTTCAAAGCCCTTATCGGCAGGCTTCTTATCGCCACCCCAAGCGCCTATGCCTTCGCCAAACTTATTGACGCTGTTTCCAAGATCTACCATCGTCTTAGCCTGCTCAGCGCCAGTAGCCTGACGTGCCAATTCAGCAGGCACCATCAATTGATGCGCAGTAAGTTCAGTCTGCGGAACAAGGCCACCGCCAGCATTCGGACCGCCAGCGTACATGCCACCCTCAGAAAGTGGGGCGTACATGGCTTGCTGTGCCGCAAGGATCTGCTGCATTATAGCTGGGTCAAATCCAGCCACGCCACCGCCAGCAAACCCTTGGCCTGCGTTATATGGCATTACACTGCCACCAGCGCTTGCAAGGCCACCAGAGGCCATGTGACCCCGGTCAGCGGCATCTTCAGTTGCCTTGTCGTAATTAACGGTCTTGTAGCCACCAGCAAGGCCAACAGCCTCTGGGTGATGCTTCTGAACCTCTTGCGCAATCAGACCAATCTGTGTGCGTGGGTCACCCTTATAGTTATAGCTATGGATGGTCTGACCATCGAAAGTCTTACCAACAGCCTTAATGTTTTCCTTCAGACGTTCGTCGGAGAAGAAGCCACCGGGCTGTGATGTTGTGGTTGTAGATCCAGAAGCCGTACCAGTGCCAAGGGCAATGTCGCCTGCCAGTTTAAGCTGCTGGTATGGCAGCGATTGAGCCTGAAGGAATTCATTGTACTTAGCAGTGTCCAAAGCCTGCTGCGTAGCCTGCTCTGTCTGGCCTGCTGCCATCTGCGCCGCAGCGCCTGTAAGGGCTGTGTTTTGAGCACCAGTACCAAGGGCAGCAAGCTGCTCAGATGTGTTGGCTCCCATGCCGTAAAGCCCTTGGCCCAATGCCGCTGACGTTCCTGCCGCTGTGTTGCCTTGGGCAAACTGCTGCTGGCCAAGAGCAGCTTGCTGCGCTGCTGTGGTAGCGCCTTGGGCAAACTGCTGCTGACCTAAAGCAGCTTGCTGCGCTGCTGTGGTAGCGCCTTGATTAAAAAGTGTATTGCCCACATTGGATTGCTGTTGAGCAGTGTTTGTGCCTTGGCCGTAAACCTGCTGCCCAAGGGCGGCGGTGTTTTGGCCAGTAGTGGAGTTCATGTTAAAAAGTTGCTGCCCAAGAGCGCCCTGCTGCTGTGCAGCGGAAAGCCCTTGTCCAAAACCCTGCTGGCCAATGGCAAGTGCCTGCGTTGACGCCTGCTGTTGAGCGGCACGGTTTGCTTGGGCAGCGCTAAGGCCAAGTTGCTGTTGCTGCTGGGCGGTGCCAAGCGCCTGACCATAGCCTTGGTTAAGAATGCCGGAATAGATTTGGGCATTAGCCAAGTTTTGCTGCTGGTTAAGGTTCGCCGCAGCAATCCCGCTACGATCACCGCCAAAAGCCCCAGAGCGAATGGCATTGCCCATCTGTCCAGCTTGCTGCTGCTGGTTCTGCTGATTTAGAATTCCAGCGGTACCCTGCAAAACGGTGTTAAGATATGGCGACATGTATTTATTAATCTGATCAGCGCCCAGATCATAAGGGTTAACCGCTTGAGCGCCGCTATTCATGTAATCAGTTGCCATCCCCTGATATGGCTGTGCGCCAATAAGAGCCTGCTGCGTTCCAGATAAGGCTTGTCCTGTTATATTGCTGCCCTGCCCCAATCCCTGTTGGTACAGGCCACCAGCCGCTTGGTTATATGGCTGGGCTGATGAATAGGCAGCACCCAAATTGTTAAGCGCATTCTGCTGTATTCCAGCGCCCTGACTTTGCGCTGCATTAATTGTATCTGAAGATTGCCCAGCAAACTGGTTTCCGACGTTCTGAGCGTTATTTAGTGTATTATACGACTGGCCCGCAAGCTGCTGACCGGTATTTACACCTTGGTTTAGTTGGTTGGTGGCAGTCTGATAATAAGGTGTCGCTGCGCCCTGAGCGTTCATAAGCTGATTTGTTGCAGCACCAAAATATGGCTGCGCCATGTTTGCAGCAGCATTGGTGTTGGCAATACCTGATTGTTGCGTTGCATTTAGCGGAGCAACAAACTCTCCACCGTAATATTGATATGGCCTGTTAGTTACCGTATCGGCACGCGCATTAATTGCCCTATACCTAGCCAACACCTCTGGTGGGATGGTAATCTGCTGCGTTGACTTAGAGGTTTTACCGCCCATTTAATGCTCCGTTCTGGAGGGTTCTCCAGTTTTCGCGCCGTATAGGAAAAAAGCACCGCTTGGCTTCCCAAACTGGCGCTCATACATCCGTACCTTAGCTTCCGTCCTGTTATTGGACAATACACCAATTATTAAAGGAATTCCAAGGGTATCAGATACTTTTTTGCTAAAATCGCACAAACGCCTTGCACGGGCCCCTCTGGCGCTGCGAAATTCGGGGTGAACAAATATAGCTTTTTCTTCAACAACCGGCGCATCTGAGTACCACATTGTGCCAATACGCAGGACCACAATGCCCTCAATTGCGCCATCTTTGGGGCCAATCAGGCCAACAATACCGTGGTCTTGGCAAAGGGCAGGATATATTTCTTGGGCCAATTTTTCAGGGCTGGCTTCAAGAAACCCATTTTCCTCAGTCGCCTGCATGGCAACAACCATAATTTCATCAATATCTTCAGGCGTACCGACACGAATATATAGGTCTTTTGGGTTTGTTTTATCTTTCATAATTAATCTTTCTTAGGTCCGGGTAGGTTCTTTAATGTATTAACAGTTTCAGCGCGCATACGCTTAACAAATTCATCCAACACCCTGTGACCTGTGTCAAGATCGCCGCCGCCAGCCTCAATTACCTGCTCTGGCGTTACGACATATTCCCCGCCAGCCGCTACAATAGGAACAGTCGCAGCGCCACCCTCAGCTTTACCGGGCAGTGGCTCACCATAAGGTCCGCCTTCGACGCCATAGGGCTCTTGCACATTGCCGTAGGGGATGCCGCCAAAGATGGTGCGCATATGCTTAAAGCCAGCCATGGTATTGCCCTCACCCATTGCGCTGATGATGTCAGCGGGGATGACATAAGATCCGGATGCCACATGCATTGGAAGGTGGTCTGTGCGGCCTGCTACGGCGCTGTGAATAGGCCCGCTGTGAACCTTTGTGTTGACTTGACCGCCTGTGGCGCGGGTTGTGCGCGCAGTTGAAAGCGCTGCCGCAATGCTCTGATCGCGAGGGTGCCCAGACTTAATCATCTCAGCAATATTGCCACTAATGACTTTTTGCGATTTACCGTGCTTTAATGGCATAATAACCTCACGAATAGCTGACTGTGACAGCTTGACCTGTGCCCGGAATTACAACAATCCCGTAAACCACTGGAAGGTTAACGAATACAACACCAACCGTGTTTGGTATAGTGTAAATGGGACGTGTTGTTATACTGCTTGTGTTTGCGTCATAAATGGTACCGACAGTTGAGCCTGCGGTCGTGACGGTGACCACCGCCAGCCGCCCAGCAGCATTGTTTACAACAGCCGTAGCAGTAATGTTTTGAACGACCCTTGCGCCCTGCACGGCCACATAAGTTTGCGCCACACCGTTGATAGCTGATGCAATGTTTTTTGCGGTAGTAAGAAGATCGCTTAATGATGCCATGGTTTAAAACTTCCCGTCCGGTTGGATGCGATAGCGGATATTCCCAATCCGCCAAAAGGAATCAATGTCGCTACTGCCAACGCCAATTGAAACCAAACGCCCCCGGAAGCGCGGGGAAATGAAGGTTGTGCTTTGGTTCAAGAGATAGGGGCCGTATGTAATTGGTGTCTGGCCTGCATAATCGGCAACATAAAATGTAAGGTTAACCGTGGCGTTCTGAGCGCCGCCATAATACCCCCACTTCATATCTGGCCAAACCTGATCGACAAAGGTCTTCACGTCTGCCTCAGACATGGCAAAATAGCCCGTTTGGAAGCTAGAAAGCATGGGCTGGCCGTCAGCGTTTTGTGATGTCTCATGCTGGTAAATATACCGGCTGGTCGGATCTGCGCCAACAGGAGGTCCAATAACCGATTGATCAACCCAAGCTGTTCTGCCAAGCGTTCCAAAATCCCAAGCCTTTAAAGCCACATTGTACTTGGCGTATGCGTTAACCTCGCCGCCATTGCTCATGGTCGGATAATACCAAGTAATTTCACCAAACCGCGAGTTTACTGCAACCCGGATTTTATCTAAGTTTGTTTGGTCGAGGTCTTGGAAGATAACGTCCCAAATAGGACAGAAAACAGGCTGCACACCCTCTGCGGTCATTGAAAAGAATTGCGATGGCCCCATCCAGTAAACGGACCCATTGATAGACGCAGCGGCCTTCTTGGCGATTAAACCGCATCCGGAACCCACTTCGTTGAAAGAGTAGACATAAGGCTGACCGATATACTGCATTGACCACACGCCAATGTCCGTCCAGAGCAACGCCTGCTGCGCCGCTTGAATAGCGCCAACAATTCTAGAACCCTTAGGGATACGATAGGAGCCTGCCTGATTAATGACCGTGCCAATCCAATCATTATAGTTGCTGACATCGCACCAACGAACAAGCAAAGGGTCTTGAATACCGGTAAAGGTAGAGCCGTAAGCAATAATTTGGCGCTGGGGCATGGCCACAAATATACCACTATTGACGGGTGGTGCTTGCGGAATAACAGTCGCCTGAGGGGCGGAGTTAGTTGGGTCCCATTCGTAAATAGGCTGGAATTGCGGAGACTGTTCGTAAGTTGGGCAGGAAAGAAGAATTTCGCCCCAGTTATCAAGCGTCCAATCGTCTGCATTAATTGCGGTACCAGTGCTTGGGGCAACGGCAGTACCTGTACCGTAGCCACCGCGCCCATATGCTCCGACACCGTACCCAGTGCCGGAAGAAATAGCGCCGACACCAAAGGTATAAATAAAATGGGCTTGGTTGCCATTTAAATAGCCGGTGGTGGTGGATGCTGGGAGCGTCAGCGCATTAATTGTAAACTGGCTGCTGCTGATGACAGATTGGACAACAAAGTCGCCATAGAAAGTCGTTCCGCCAACTGTCGTGGACATAAGGACAGGAAAGGTAGATCCCACACTGTAGCCGTGATTAGCCAGTGTTACAGTTACAGCGGGACTTGCTGATACAACAGAGAATAGCGGCAGTGTTGTCGTGGTAGATGTCGAGGTGGCAGGAAGCGGCGACCCAAGGCTGTCCAGCGCCTGCACAGTATATGACGTTCCCCCAAGGTATCCATCAGGGTCACACTGGTACAACCCAAACAAAACAAGGCCACCAACAGATATTTGCGTTGCGATGTAGACTGTATTGTACTGGGTTATGCCTGTGGTGGTTGCATCCGTAATAATAACGTAGCTACTTCCAGCCGTGGCCGAAGCTGCCGCTGCCACATCGTCAGCGGTTGAGCGCGGCGTAATGTTTGAAAGGGTACCATTTGTGATAACGCCAAGCTGGGCAGAGCCTGTAACGCCAATTTCTTCAGTTCCAAAAGCAAGATGCTTTACTGCTAGTGTGTCCTGCCAAGCCCATAGAGCGCGGGTAATGGCTGGCATGGTATTAGGGTAATACCTATCCCAGCCGCCAAGCTTTTGGACCAAAGCGCCCTGCTGCTGATCAGGAATAAAGCGAACAAGTTCACTTGATGAAATACCAGCCTCATTCAAGGCTAGTGTTTCATTCTGATCAACGCCGGGGCGTAGCTTCAAACTGGCATGAGGCATGAAGCGCTACCTTGTTGGAGTTGCCGCAACGGGAGGCTGCATAGATGACCAAGCGGATGCGCTGAACTTCTTGCGCCCCTCTTCAACTGAAGCCCCCTTCAGTAGGTTCTGATACTGCAATTCATATGTTGGCCCCATTGATGGGTCATTAGATGCTGCACCAAAGTTGCGTTGGAACTGGGATATGTAGATCAGTGACGCTTGGACCAGAAGATCCGGAAAGTAGGTGCTGATAAAAGTTGTGCCGGTGCTGGCCAAGGGCGTTGTCGCATTTTCGTACAGCGTTGGCAGGCGCACCGTACCAATTACATTGACGCTATATGTAGTGTCAGGATAAGGGCCGACAAGAATATTGTTGGTAGTTTCGCCGCCGGTTGAAAGGTCACCGCCAAGCATAGCAAACAGCTTTGGCTGCGCTGCGTTTGCAGAGGCGGAAGAGCCGTACACATTTTGCAAATATTCTTTTGTTACCGGAAGCAGTGGGTATGTGGCATTGTTCACGTTTATGGTAATTGTTTGTACTGTGACAAAATCATATGCCCCAAGCTGCAATTGGTTGTTGCCAGTGGTCAGCGTGTATGGACGCGATGTCTGAGATGGAAGTAGGTCAAGATCGCGCTGAATCCTTAATTCCGCATAGTTCAGCATCTGAGGGATAATAGCGTTGAATGCTGCATCTACCCCTTCAACAACACCTGAGGTGGTCTGCACATTAACAACGGCCATGGTGGCGACTTGCGTCACATAGCCGTTATAGGTAAGTGGTGTTGTCTGAGGTGTTGCTGGCATGGCGTCCCGCTGCAATAAAAGTGTTCGCTGCGTTCTACCAAATATTAAGACAATGTTCTAGTGCTGATAATCAATCGGCTTTTTCTGTCATCATCTTTAGGTTTTTAAGCAACCGCTCGTCATCTGGGGCATGCTGGATTGCCAATTCGCACTGCTCAATGGCTGATTCCTTCATGCCAAGGTTCCAAGCGGCAATGCTTGCATAGTCATGTGGCTTTGATCCCCACACCTCAGGATCGACTGTATAGACCAATTCACGGTCTTTTATGGCCAATGCAGACAGAGCAGCGCCGTAGCATTCAGCCCACATATGCTTTTCATATGCCAGCTTAGCTATCTCAACCCAAGGTTCGCGGGTATTAGGTGCTTCCACAACACCCATACGCGCAGCGCGTATAGCACTGTCCCAATCGCCAAGTTCCGAATGGCAGCGTGATATTACCCTATATGCGTAGCAACGCTCATTAGGCCAGTTAGCACCGGGCAAAGCCAAATACCGATTGCACTCATCAATGGCCTTGGCCCAATCCCCGTGAAATGACAGTTCGCGGGCGTAATAAAACGCATTTCGCGGATCAATCGGGTCTTCCTTAACGGACATCTCCAATAGCGGTAGATACTGGCCACGGCTCTTCATGTTATCCGGCTTGTGGATCACCAAAAGCATTTCAGTCTGGGCGTATTTCTCATCAATCAAATATGGCATGGGGTATTCGTGGCAGGGATGAACCCAGCGATAGCCATGACGTGCGTGGATCTTTTCATAAAAGAAGGCAATCCCAGCGCCCCAATCAAACTTATAACGCAGACGGGTTGTGTCTTCTTCCCATACGCACTCAATTTCTTCACGCCATCCCGGCTGAAGTTCTTCGTCAAGATCCAGACTGACGCAGATGTCAATGTCTTTAGGAATTAGGGCCAACGCAGCGTTGCGCGCATCATCAAAACGCCAAGGTGTGATGCAAATTGGCAACACTTTTGCGCCATGCTTTTTTGCAAGCTTGACTGTGTTGTCGGTCGATCCAGTGTCCGCAATCAGGATTAGATCAGCATCTTTGGCGGAATTGCAAAAACGCTCGACAAACATCTCTTCATTTTTTGAAATAGCATAAACACATATTTTCATAAATATAATCTTATATTATTGTTAAATATCTAAAGCCAAGCCTATTGCTAAACTAAGCGTCTTTTGCACCTGCAAACTCTTCACGCTTCTTGGCTATGTTGTATATGGCTACACGATCCATTTCTGGGGTATAATCTTCACCCAAAATCTCAAATGCCTTGGTCGCCATTGGTGCCGCAGCCGCACTAGCCGCAGCTTGATTTGCAAAACCGTCCATAATAACCGTACCATTGGCCTTAGTGGTACCGGTAGGCTTGAAATTTTCCATGTACCCACTCACGCGCCAGTAGGTAGCTGGAACGCCAAATTCAGTTTCAATGCTCAGTAAAAGTGCCATGATTTTTCCTTTAAACTAATGCTACGAGTTTCCATGCGCCATTGTATATATAAAACCTGTTGTTTGTTGTATCATAGTACATCGGCACAGTTCCAGTGATAGCTGTAGGTACGCCGCTAGGTGCGCCCGCAGCGGCGGGGATGTAGAAGAAGCCACTGGTCATAGCCGTTGCGCCAGCAGGAGTGGCAGTATTACCGTTCATCGTTGTGGTGCTTGTGCCAGTTGTTGAACCAACTGTTATGTTGGTTGTGCTGCCAGCAGCGCCGCTTGTACCAAGGTTGACTGTTTTAGTGCTACCGCTTGCGGTCACCCCAGTAGCAATACCTACAGTTTGCGAGGCGGTAGATCGGCCCACAGTGATAAGGCCAGTGCCAGACGTGAGCCCTATCGCTATAGTGCCACTGGTACTTGGATTTATTGTCAAACTGGTACCAGTTACAGTGAAAACTATGCCGCTGGTTGCGCCTGTTATAGTTACAGGGCCAGCAAAAGCACTTGAGGCACCAACAGTAGTAGCGTTAACACTACTACAAGTTACAATCCCCAATGCGGTTAATCCGTAAGCGATACTAACTACGGTACCATCGTCGGTAATAGACGATGAAGCTAATGCCGTATTACCACTATTTGACTTAACTATTCGGTTTTCGTTAGCAATACCGGCAACGCCTGTGCCGCCGTTGGCATATGGCAAAATGCCAGTAACACCCGTAGTCAACGGCAGTCCAGTTCCGCTAGTCAGAGTTACAGCAGATGGAGTACCGAGGTCTGGCGTTGTAAATACAGGCGATGTTGCCAGTGCCACGACTGTGCCAGTGCCTGTTGTCGTATAACTAGTACCCCAAGCTGTGCCAGTGGAGTTTGCTATGCCAGCGCCGGGATAGACCATGCTACCAGATCCAGTCGCGCCTGTAGGGCCAGTTGGGCCTGCTGTGCCTGCTGTGCCTGTTGGGCCCGTAGGCCCTGCCACCGTCGATGCAGCGCCTGTAGGGCCCGTTGGCCCTGTAGGCCCTGCCACCGTCGATGCAGCGCCTGTAGTGCCTGTAGGGCCCGTTGGCCCTGTAGGCCCTGTAGGGCCCGTTGGCCCTGTAGGCCCTGTAGGCCCTGCCACCGTCGATGCAGCGCCTGTAGTGCCTGTAGGGCCCGTTGGCCCTGTAGGCCCTGCCACCGTCGATGCAGCGCCTGTAGGCCCTGTTGCACCTGTTGGGCCTGTAGGCCCTGCCACCGTCGATGCAGCGCCTGTAGGCCCTGTTGCACCTGTTGGGCCAGTAGGGCCTGTTGGGCCAGCAACAGAAGATGCAGCGCCCGTAGGGCCGGTTGGTCCAGTAGGGCCTGTTGGGCCAGCAACAGAAGATGCAGCGCCTGTAGCGCCTGTAGGGCCTGTTGGTCCAGTTGGGCCAACTATACCAGTTGGGCCAGTTGGGCCTGCATTCCCTGCTGGTCCCGTTGGGCCAGCTATGATGCCAGCGACAGTCCCGGTTGTTGTGCGGCGGGAAACGCCATCCTGAACGATTTCTAATTGCTCTGTACCACTTAGGGAGATTGCAAGTGGAAGTTGAGGAATTGTTGTATTGGCCATGATCTAATCCTGTTTATACATGCGCTTAACCTATAACCCAATTAGTACCGTTGTCATAGACCGGAACTTTGTTAGACCCACCGCCTGCAACGGTCGAAGCAAATGTTGTGGCTGTAGCGTCGGTAACAAAAGCCCTGCGACCAATTGTTCCCGCAGCGGGAAGCGTAGCAACCGTCAACGTCTTATGTTCTGTGACACCAGAAGCACGAACAGCAAAAGCATTGGCGCGGTTACTTGTGGTCGTTCCAACACCAATCTGAAACGCAACAGGATCAGCTTGTGTTGTAGTATATGTAGAAAACTTGCCGACCGCAGCGCTGTAATCATCAGACACCGTGTGGCCACGCCCAGCCGCAAAACTGTAAGGCGCTGCAAGGTTGTTCTGGAAGCCAAACAATGCGCCAAAGTCGCCCGCATCGCCAAGATAGAGTTCGCGGCCATAGGCAAAAGAGTAGTTACATAGGTTAGAAGTGGCAACAACATAGCCACCCGTAAACGTGTAGTTGCCATCAGGATAGCAGGCATAGCCCCAAGCGAAACTATTGGCTGCACCTACCGCATTGATTGCTGCGCCATACTTGACTACAACATTGTCCGTGCCGGAAGCAGGGGCCACTACAAATGTAATCGTTTTGCGACCATCGCTGGCCGTGCTAACTGAATAATCGGTCGGGCTGGTCTTGACTACGCCGCCAACAGTCACTTCAGAAA